CGCTAAATTTAAGCGCCAGCCGATTTACACCCTAAATTCAGACCGGCCCGGCTATCAGGCGAGCGAGGAGGCCATAAGGCATTGACCCTTCGGCCGCGCCGCGTGCTAGGTTTCGCGCCGTCGCCAGCCGATCTAGCAGGCGCATGGAGCAAGCAACGTCGCGCCGTCCTGGCGCTCCTCAGGCATGGCCTAGACTGTATAGCTGGCCATCTATCGCGCCGCGCCAGATCTGACCTTGCGAACTCTCAAAATAGACTGTCGGAAATTTCCGATAATGAACATAACGCGCAATTAGCACACGGCGCGGCATTACGCGCCTGGGTTGACGGCACGGCATTACGCGCCTGGGTTGAGCGTTGGTCCTCGCGATTCTTTTCTGATGAGGGTCACTTGTTCGCCCCGCCACAGAATCTGGTTTGCCCCTGCGTAACATTACGCTTGTAACATTACAGGGCATCTGTAAGATTACGGCATGGGTATCACGGTGATAGAGGACGAGCCTGAGAAACCGGCTGTGAGGGCGGGGAAGAAGGCTACGTCGGGACCGCCTGCTGAGACGCAAGGGCTCTTGGTTGGAGGTGGGGATGCGTTGGCTGCGTATGTGGCTGAACAGAAGGCGGCTCGGGCTGCGTACATGCGCGGTTACCGGGCGCGGAAGAAGGGGGCGGAGGAATGACGGACGAAGCTGAGGAGGTGGTCTATCGAGTTTACGAGGCGGGGAAGCCGTTTCCGAAAACGAACAAGGTGTGGGGCGGGGATGACCGTGAGCCCATGAAGGGCTGGCAGAAGGTTCCTGGGTGCTGCCGGATTGTGCATGAGGCGATACCGGATCCGCTGCCGTTCTACGCGCCGGCATGGTGCGGTTGGCGGGGCGTGCCGACCAAGAGTGGGGTGGTTTACGACTACGAGACGGGTCGGGAGATGCGGGACTATCGGTCGGTAATTCCCGCTGGTCCGAAGGTTCGGTTGGACATGCGCAAGGCGAAGGAGCGGAAGTGAGCGTGGCGGATGGGGCATAGGGTAGAGGTTAAGGCCCGCTAGTTCAGCGGATAGAACGCCGCATTACGGATGCGGAGGTCGCAGGTTCGAGTCCTGCGCGGGCCGCCACCTACCACGACAGGGCGACGCTGTAGCGCCGCAGAGGGTATTCTCGGGGGTCGTAGCCCCTGATCTTGCCTGGCGCGGCCATGAAGCCGGCGTCCTCGCTGACGGCCATGCCGCGCGCCACCAGCCGCTCGCAGATGGATCCCATGAAGCCCAGGTAGCAGTACGTCAGAGGGCCGGCGGCCATGTCTGCCAGCGCCCGCTCCTCCCAGCCGGCGAGGTCCGGAGGATCCATCAGATCGAGAAGGTCGACCGGCATCACTCGGGCTCGGTGCGCGCGAGGGCGATGTCGGTCATGCCGCGATCCTCAGTCGAGTGTTGAGCACATCGTTCCAGTCTCCCGGTGGGGGCATCTCGACGCGCACCTGTCGGTCCTTGACGGCGGTCTTGAACGCCAGTCGGTAGGCTGCGGCTTGGCCGGCGAATTTGGCGTCGTTGTCGGCGAAGATCACCAACTCTCGCACCGAATCCGGGGGTGTGAACGCCTCCATGTTCGCCGTCCCAAGCACGGCCCAGACCGGCACATCGAACAGGATGGAGGCGGCCAGGGCGGTTTCGATGCCCTCTGCGATGCCTAGAACGTCCGTGGCGGGGGACAGACGCACAGCGGATCCTGCGGCCACGTGACCGGGCATGAGGCGCTTGGGCGAATCACCCGGCGCCTTCCACCCGTCATCGGTCAGGAACGTCCGGTGGATGGTGCTGGACTTCCCGTCTGGTGCGATGACGCGGGCGATCATGCCGGGGAGGAAGGACGGGTTCTCACCTTGGTAGCGCATCCTCTGAACGAAGCGGAGCCACGGGCTGAAGGGCACTTGGCCAAGCCTGCGCTCCAGATAGCGCCAAGCCGGATCGCCCTGAGTGATCGGCTGGCTGTCCTGCCACAGCGCCCTGCAAGCGGTACGCTGGCCTTCGTCGGAGATGTTCGTCTTGATCGGCGTGACGGTGGCCGTTCCCGCCGCCTGTTGCACGCGCTTGATCGCCTCGGTGAAGTCCGCTCCGAGGTACGCCATCGCCAACTTGATCCCGTCTCCGCCCTCACAGTGGGTGCAGACCCACGTTCCGTGGCCATCGGTGTTCATGAACCGGAAGCGGTCCTTGCCCTCGCACAGCGGGCAAGGGGTGTGCTTGCCGGTGAGAAACTTCCGGTCGATGCCGATGATCGACAGGATGTCGCCCCATTTTCCGACGAATTGATCTCGCTCAAACCGCACGGCGGGTCTCCATTTTTTTGGCGTAAGCGATCTGCTTCTGCTTGACCCAGGCCCTCGTCAGCAGGCTCGGCTCCTCGCTGATGGCGTGTCGTGAGTTGTAGGGCCACTCGCCGTAGCGATCCCTGAAATTGGCCAGAGCCCACTTCTCGGTCTTGCCGTACATCTCGGCGTAGCCCAGCAGCTCGGCGTAGAACTGGCGCTTCTCCGATGGCGTGGCCTCCCGCTTCGCCTTGGCCTGCCGCTTCGAGTCCAACTCGACCAGCTCGCCGTCCTGGGTCTCCACCTTGTTCGGGCGCTTGGCCTGAAACCCGCAATTCGGGCAGACGTAGACCCCGATGGGGACCAGCAGGCGGCAGGACGGGCACTCCTTCGGCTTTGGCGGCTCCTTGTCCAACACCTCGACGTTGGCGTGATCCGCCAGTTTCCCTTCGCTTAAACGGGAGTGGTGGATGTCGGTGACAAAGCCCAACTTCTTCGTCGACTCCGAGTGGTCCAACAGCAGCAGCCGGTCCTTGCCCTTGGCTGTCCTCAGCCCCCTTCCGACGATCTGGACGTACAGCATCTCCGACTTGGTGGGCCGTGCGAGCACGATGCAGCGAACATCCCAGTCCACCCCCGTCGTCAGGCAGCCGACGTTGCAGACCACCTGATAGTCCCCACGGTCCAGCTTCCGTCTGGTGATCTCCCGCTCATCCAACGGGGTGTTGGCGTCGATGTAGCCGGCTCTGACCCCCGCCTTCTCGAACTCGGATTGCAGATGGGCCGCGTGCGCCCGGTCCACCGAGAACACCAGCGTCGGCCGCCCCTCCGCCTTCTCCAGCCACGTCGAGATGATGTCGGCCACCAGAACCTTCTGGTTCATCACCTTGCTCAGGTCGCCCTCGTGGTAGTCCCCAGCGACGGTTCTCACCTGAGACAGATCCGGCTTCTCCGCCGGGGCGTACACCACGAAATCGCAGAGGTGGCCGGCGTCGATCAACTCCCGAGTCGTCGCGCCGATGATCAGCCGATCGTACAGCCGCCCCATCCCCTTCGCCCACGGCGTCGCACTCAGCCCAACGAACGGTATCCCCCACCACTCGTCACGGCCCATCCAGTCGGTCACGAACTGGCTCATGCGATGGGCCTCGTCCACCATCACCAGCTTGGCCGGCGGTATCTGGCGCCGCGCGAGCGTCTGGATGCTGGCGATCTGGACGGGCTGCTCTGGATCGGTCATCGCGTGTTGGGCTTGCAGGACGCCAATCTCTCGAATGCCCTCCTCGTAAAACGCCTGAGCGGTCTGATCGACCAGCGAGATCGCGGGCACGGTGAAGATCACCCGGTTGCCCTTGGCTCTGGCCATGTTGATGATCTCGGCCGCCAGTCGGGTCTTGCCGCTCCCGGTCGGAAGCTGGAGCACCACCCGTTTGCCTCCGGTGCGTAACTCATCCCGAAGCAAAGCGATGGCTTTGGTCTGATGGTCCCAGAGAGGCTTCATCGAGACAATACCCCCGGGGAGTATCCGTCCCTCTCCTGAGTCCTATCCTGAATCTTTCTTACCCTGCTTGCCTGCTGAGTCTGGGTAACCACAGAACTAACAGAAAGAGTTACAGTTACACGCGCGTGGCATTCCATATGCATGGGTTGTGCATATGCATATGCATGGGCCGTTTCGTTGTTTTCATTGATCATTTTGGTTGCTTTTCATCCGTCAATTTGATGACGTTGGCCCCTAAAGTTTTCGCAGGCTCCCAGCGGGCATTCGCCGCGCGCCGCTTGGTGCTGGCGGTCTCGTTGGCTCTGACCAACTGAGCCTTGAGGCCGGGGTGAACCCAGCCTTCGCGGACCAATTCAAAGGTTGCGAGAGCGTGGCGCCACACGGACTCAGGACATCGAGCTATCCTGCTTAGTTTGGCTGGATCAGCAGGGAGCGCCCCGCCATTCTTCCACGCCCTGACGATGAACCGGATGTAGGCGGCGAGCGCCGTGCTGGGCAATTCGGCTTCGACATCGTGAAATTCCGCGATGTCGAGAGGAAGCCATTGGCGCAGCGGGCCGCTCATGCGTGCGCCACCGTCTTGCTCGGTTCTATTCTGTAGGATAAGATAGCCATACGGCGTTGGTTCCCATTTGGCTCCGCCGGCAATTCGGGAGCCTTCAGGCGGGTTGGAGTTCGTCGCTCCACCCGCCCGCCTGCTTATCTAGCCCCCGATTCCCCTGGCCCGCAAGACGGGATCAGAACCGTCGCGTCGACGGCAGGAATCCATCTGGAACACAAGATGTGCAGTACCATCGCGTCTCACGCACAAGGGGTGGTGTTTCAGCGAAACATCCATCGCCGCCGCAGACCGCACAGGGATGGACGTAGTTGCCGATTTTTCTGGGTGAGACAGGTTGACGCGGCTGTTCGTCGTCAAACAGGTCGAGTATGTCGGCCATCAGAGCCTCTTGTCGGAACACCGTCTGGGGATATTCTAGACCGATGCGCGTCGAGGTCGTCAACTTTGAAGCCGGGCACGTCTACTGCGACGATGGAACCCTGCTGCCCATCGTGAGCTGGCGCGACGCTGACAACAATCCGACGTGCGACTTCGCCGAAGCCGTCACCTTCATCGCCGGTCACGGGCGAGACTGGTACGCCGGCAAGGTCTCCGACTGGAAACAACGGACGCTCAACTGATGGCCAGAAAGCACCCGGATCATCTTCGAGAGTCCAGCGCCCGGCTACACGGCGAATTCTCTCGGGTGGCTTAGATGGCACAACGGCCCAGTACGTGGATCGCCGCGTTCGAGGACTTCATCCGGTACTTGCGGATCAGCTCCAAGGAGATGCCCTCCGAGGACGATCGCGGCGCGGAATTGAAGCTGTGGGAGAGCCAGCGCCGGGTTCTCGACTTCATCGGCCATGGGCTCGATGACGGGGTTCGGCAGTTTTTCATCCTGAAAAGCCGGCAGCTCGGCTGCACCACGATCTCGCTGGCGATCACGCTGTTCTGGCACGCCATGAACAACAAGATGTTCGGCGCGCTGGTGACGGACAACGAGAAGAACCGCGACAGCAACCGGATGATCCTGCGGCAATACATCAACTCGTTTCCGCCCGGCTTCTTCGGCGACGAGTTCGGGATAGCCAAGGACAACCGGGGCTACATGGAGTTCACCAACGGCAGTCGGTTGGACTTCCTAGTGGCCGGGACCAGACAGAAGTCCATCGCCTGGGCCGAGGGCTCCGGCTACACGATGATCCACCTCACTGAGTTGGGGAAATACGGCGACTCCGATGGCGTCGAGTCGCTGATGGAGTCGATGGCGCAACAGAACCCGAACCGGCTTCTGATCGCCGAGTCTACCGCCAACGGCATGAACCACTGGCGCTCGATGTGGATGGGCGCCGATCAGGATCCGTTCACCAAGCGGGCGATCTTCCTGGGCTGGTGGGCGAACGATATGAACGTGATCCCGCGCAAGGATCCGCGCTTCCTCCAGTACGGCGGCTATGCGGCCTCTGGTGATGAGCGCGAGAAGATCGCGGCGGTCGCGCACCTCTACGGCTGGAAGATCACGCCGGAGCAGTTGGCGTGGATCCGCTGGCGCGAGAACAACATCGGGGTGTCGGACGGCATTTTCGAGCAGAACCAACCGTGGCTCGCAGCGGACGCCTTCGTGTTCACTGGCTCGTCCTTCTTCCAGACCCGCGAGATCACCAAGGACGTTCAGCGCATCGCCGACAATCCGGCTCCGGTTGAGGAGGGCGGGTACGGCTTTCACGCCTACCGCTACAACCTGGGCAGCAGTTTCTTTGAGATGAGCCTTGCCGAGATGGGCGAGGACGAGGACGCCGACGACATCGAACTGCGGGTGTGGGAGGAGCCTGTGATGGCGGGCCGCTACGCCATCGGGTTCGATCCGGCGTGGGGACGCAACGACCACGGCGACCGTCATGCCATTCAGGTGTTCCGCTGCTACGCCGACCAGATGGTTCAGGTCGCCGAGTACGCGACGAGCGAGGTGGAGCTGAAGCACGCGGCGTGGGTACTCGCCCACCTCGCCGGCGCCTACGACAACTGCATCGTCAACATCGACCTGCAGGGCCCTGGCCGGGCGCTGATGATGGAGTGGGATCACCTCAAGGCGCAGATGAACTCCGAACTGTTCGCGCCGACCGTCAAGGAGCGCGAGTGGGAGAACGCCTTAGCCAATGCCCGGTGGTATCTCTACAACCGCCCAGACTCGATGGGGAAGGGCTACGCGGCGAACTTTGAGACGACATCGCGCACCAAAGTCGAGATCATGCACCAGATCCGGGGGGCCTACGTCACCCACGAGTTAGTGATTCGTTCCATTCCGCTGCTCAGCGAAATGCTCAATGTGGTGATGGACGGCGACTCCATCGGCGCCCCCGAATCGAAGGACGGCGACGCCAAGGATGACCGGGTGTTCGCCTGCGCTTTGGCCGTGCGGGTGTGGATCAACTGGCTGCGCGGCGAGATGCTGTCTCAGGGTTTGACCTACCAGCGCGTCCACGACGACGAGAGCGGCGACTCCAGCCTGCAAAATCGGGCCTTGAACCAAATCGTTGAACGGTTCTTTCTTACCGCCCAACAGCGCGCCGAGATGACGGACCTGACTCCGCGCAACTGGCGATCTGACTTGGGACTGATCTGACATGGTTGAATCTGCATTTGCCGAACCTCGCCGTGGGGGCCGCCCGCCGCGCGTGAGGATGGAAGGGCGCGAGGAGATCGACGTGGACACCGTGGCGTTTCAAGCGGGGGCGGAGATCGAGCGCCACGTCGAGTCGGACGCTGTGCTCGGGGTTCCGATGCCGACATCATCCGGATCCGCTCCTGATGGCTGGTACGACATGGCCACGGCCCCCGACGACGGGAAGGCGATCCAACTGCTCGGCCCTGACGGGCAGCGGGTAGAGGCCGTCTGGAGAAATTCGCGCGGCTTCGATCCAGTCGGCGGCAAGTGGAGACAGACGGCGTTCTGGGCCGTGCGCAACGCCGGGGGGCTTCGCGTCGACTGGGAACCTCTGGGCTGGAAACCGCTGTGAACATCACCCTGAAGAAAATATATCGAGCCATGCGGTGGAACGCCGTCAAGGCATGGTTCCGTGGGCTGGCTCGTAATTTTCCTTGGTCGTTGGTCTATCTGTTTTCACGACCGGAAAACGATGAGAGATTCAGGCTGCTTTTCCTTGATCGTGAGCGGTGGCTGGATCAAGAAATTGCGGAGATCACCAGAAGCCCAAAAAGGTACTGCGCCAAAACTGAGCGTCAGAATCTATTTTGGCGACCCCTTCGTTCGCTTCCAAAGATTCCCCGCCATGCGGGTGATCGGGAATTTGCCCCGTGGGATCGAAAGGGCAGGATATGACCGATCAGTCCTATCTCGGCCAAGAGGTGCTGGAGCCCGATGGCTTCATGCAGCCCAAGCGCTACCGCATCCTTTGCCGATGCAATCGCTGCGGCAATGAGTACAGCTACGTCGTGAGCAAACTGACCACGCGAGATCGGCCATGCCCGCGTAAGGCTTGCAAGGAGGCCGTGTTCGAGGAGGATGTCGAAAGGCGCGCTCGCCACCTCGCCCAGATGATCGAGGACCAACGGGCTCCCGCCCACATCGGCGACAAGATCGTCGTGAAGGCCGTCGACAAAACGGCGGACGTGGTGATGACGGACTACGGCCTGACCGACCTGAAGGACAACATCCGCCCCGGCGAGAGCATGGCGCCGAAGCTGGCCCCGCCCATGCAGGCCGCCGCCGACAACTTCTTCAACAAGAACCCGCTTCAAAGCCAGGGCGTCGGATCGCGTCAGGCGCAACTGCTCGGTCGCCGGGCCATTGCCGGCGCGTTCCGAGGTATGGCGGTCAACCCCGGCCAAGTCGTGCCCGGCTCTCCGGGTGTGAGCCCGATGCGGCTGGTCCGAACCGAGAAGTAGCCCTACTTCTTCCCGACGCGATCTCTGACAATCCGCCGCACGGCCTCCGGCCTCGACGGCGCATCGCTTTGTTCGGCCGCTATCCAGCCATCAAGCGCCGCCAACTCGTCCGGTGGAAAGCGAACGCCCACGGACACCGAGTCCACGCGGGGCCTGCCTCGTCTTTTTCTGTCATCAGTTATTGACGCCATGTCTAATTGATGACAGAAAAGACCTCTCGGGGCAAGCCTCGGCCGGACATGGAATGGTCTGGTTGGGTCCGCCGGGGCCGGGCACGGTCTGGTATGCCACGGCGGGCTGAGCATCGGTATGGACGGGCGCGGATTGGCATGGCGCGGATTTTTAACGGAGACGACAAATGGCAAAGGCAAGTGCGAAGGTGATCTCGCTCAAGGCGGATCAAGTGACGAACGGCGGGGGCGACGCGATCGAAATGTCGTTCCCGTACACGGTGGCGGTAACGATTGAGGGTGTTTGCCCCGTCCTGTTCCACCGCTGGAACGTCGAGGCGGTCGAAACCAAGTCGAAGGCCGCCAAGGGGTCGGCGGCGAAAAAGTCTGACAACACCGAATCCTATCTCTACCGCAATGACGCGGGCGAGATTGCCTTGCCCGGAGAGTATCTGCGGCAGGCGATCATCCACGCTGCGAAGTTCAAGCAAGACCCGCGCTCACCGCGCAAGTCGGCTATGGACTTGTTCAAGGCGGCGGTGATCACGTTGACACCTCTCGCCAGCCTGCACGCGATGGAGCCAGATTATTTCGACCGGCGCCGCGTCATGGTGCAGCGCAACGGGATCACGCGCACCCGACCGGCCATGAGAGACGGCTGGCGGGCTGAAGTCGAGTTGATGGTGAATCTTCCCGAGTACGTCCCGCCCGTGCTGCTGCGACAAGTGATTGACGACGCTGGTCGGCTGATCGGAGTCGGCGACTTTCGTCCGACCTACGGACGCTTCACCGTGTCCAACTGGACGATCCAAGAACACTGAGGCGAGGCGTGGTCCGGTCTGGAATGGCGGGCCGGGGTCCGGTGGGGTCGGGAACGGCAAGGCACGGCTAGGTAGGGTCTGGTGGGCTGCGCTCGGGTGGGGTGTGGACTGGTACGGCGCGGCGCGGTAGGGCGTGGTGAGCCAAGGTTTGCTAAGGCGTGTTCTGGTCAGGCGGGCCTAGGTAAGGCAGGGTAAGGCAAGGTTAGGCATGGGAGGCGGTGGGGTGACTCACCGCCTCATTTTCGTCCGCCCCCGTGAATCAGCTTCAGCTTTTGCTCCTCCTGTGCGGCATGAGCCGCCGCGACGCGCCTGCGCATGATCCCTGCTTCCAGTGATTCGGGATCGCTGATGTCGACGTGCTGCACGACATCCTCCGGTCCCATCGCCCCGATCTTGAGCAGATCGAACGCGAGCGCCTTGGCTTCGGCGGAGAACGCTGGCGAGGACGAATGCGAGTCGACCATCAGCGTCATGTCGTCATCCAGATCGGCGAACAGGAAGGGCACGGCCACCGCACCCTCGAACGGCGGCTGGATCAGCGGGTTCGGCTCGGTAGCCTCGATGCCGGCCGCCGGCTCTGCAACCCAAGCCACCAGCTTCTCGGCGACGTGAGCCTTGCCGAGATCAAGCATCAGTCCGCCCACGGCCTCGACGGAGCGCTCGATCAGCAGGGCGCGGTCCTTGAACCGGGGCGAGAACATCCGCACCAGCGTCTCGGCGTGACCGGCGGAGCGCACACCCGCCTCGCCGTGGCCCTTGGCCAGCGGGGGCAGTCCGCCCATTTCGTCGAACATCCGCTCGAACTCGTGGAGGGATCCGAAGATGGCTTCGGGCAATTCCGGCTTCATGGGGGTGATGGAGGCGTTCGGATTCGAATCGCTCCAGTAGCCGCCCGGCTTGTTGAAGCGGGACACCGCCACTTGGTTCACGCCATTCGACATCTTGAAGTGCTTGGGCGGATCCTCCTGAATCCGCATCAGCCGGTTGATGCCGTTGATCCGCGAGTTGATCGCCTCTTGTAGCAGGCAGATCAGCACGATCTCGCTCATGCCCCAGAAGTAGCCGTCCGTCCGGTTGGGGCAGAACTCGATGAAGGGGTGCTTGCCGACCAGGGGCTCAAACGGATTTGGTGGGCTGGCCGGGTTGTAGCTGAGCGCGTTGGCGACGAAGGTGCGCGGCCAGATCAACAGGTTGTCGCCGACGATCTGGAAGGTCGCCCAGTCGGAACGCTCGTCATCCCAGATCCACACCTCGTCCAGTTGGATGAAGTTGGCCACCACCTTCGGGCTCATGGTCGGGTTTGGGCCGCCCATCCAGTCGACGATGCCTCGGGTGTTGTTCGGCGAATTGGAGCCTGCGGGCTGGAACGGGTAGAGCCCGCCGACGATCACCTGCTTCATGGCGCCGTCCGCCGGGGACAGTCCGCGCCTGGAGGTGTTCGCGTGGCGCTTGGCCTTGTCGAGCATTGAGGCCCGGTCTCGATCGTCGTTCGTGTGCTGCATGATCAGCCGGGTGAGCTGGTACGGCGTGATCAACATGGTGTGGACGAACGCCTCCATGTTGTTGTCCAGCTTGTCGTGGTTCTCGTGCATCACGCCCATGGCTTCGGGCTGGATCAGCCGGGGCGAGAATCCACCGCCCCTCCATTCCTGTTTGATGAACGTCTTGCCTTTGACGAGGGACCAGAAGGCGGCGTCTGAAATCCGGGTGTCGGTCTCGGATCGACGGGCGAGGGTTCTGAGTCGCTGAGCGGCGGCCTGTCCTTTGGCCCGCTGCAATAGGTTTGGAAGCGCCGGGTCTCCTACCTGAAAGCGGAGACCAACCGGCGAATAGAGCAAGGATTGTAGGTCATCGAGATAGGCGTATGTCTTGTTATACATTGCCGGAGTATCCGGCTGGTCTGAACCGAATAGCGCGTAATTCTTGAAGTAGGCCCCACGGTTGATGCGGTCGACCTGTGAGATCAGACACTCGTTTGCAACCTCACGGACGAACTTCTCAAGGCCGCGCTTCGGAATTCGCATGTTGTGTTCTCACACCGTATAGCCAACGTGTGATGTTCTCACACTATATGGGAACAGGCCACCTGTATTGACTTCCCGATTCTAGCAACCGTATTTTCCGAATGTCCACCGGGATTGGTTTTGGTCTCTCGGTGGGTACGAGCAACCCTGCTCATCCTCTGTTTTGGAGACCCCACCATGCTGCGCAATCGTCGCAAGGGCCGCAAGGGCCACCGCAAGTAAGCGGTTCCCTCGGGCGTCGCCTTTCCCTCCCAAGGTCAGAGGCGGCGCCCGGCCTACCAAACTAAGGAGCCTTCGTGCCGATGCCGATGCCGCCAATGCCAGGAGCCCCGCCGGGAGGAGCCCCCATGGGCGGCCCGTCGCCTGCTCCGCAAGGTGGAACCGGCCCGGCAATGTCCCCCTCGCCGATGGCGGGCCACGGCGCGCAGTCGGTACAGGGCGTCAAGCTGGCCCTTGAGATGCTTCAGAAGGCGATGGTCGGGCTCGACATGGGCTCCGAACTCCACACCGCCGTCCTCAAGTCCATCACCGACATTTCCAAGCACCTCGACTCCGGCAGTGCGGACAAGTCGGGGATGATCCAACAGCTCGTGGCTTTGGCCCGTGGCGCGCAGACGCAGCCGCAGCCGCAAGCCGCCGCAATGCAACAGATGTTCCCACCCGCTGGCGGGGGCGCACCTCCGCCCCCAGGCGCATAGGAGAGACGAAAATGGCCGGTCAGATTCCGCGTCCGTATGTCAGCACCGTTCCCGACAAGCCGGATCCCATCACTGAGACCGTCGACTTCGTGAACATGGGCATCGGCGCCCGCAAGTCGGGGATGCCCAAGGGCGGCATGAACAACGTGCGGTCCATCGAGCACGTCGGCGGTTCGGCGGGCAAGAAGTAGCCCCTGATGCCAACGATTCAACAGGTCGCCGCCAAGGCGAAAGCCGCTGCTGCCGCCGGTGGCGCCAAGCCGGCCAAGCCGACGGTAGGCGCGGCGGTGAAGAACATCGCCAAGAAAGTCAGGAAGTAGTCCGATGGCCGAAGAAGCCCCCGCCGGAACTCCTCCCAAGAGCGCCGAAGAAAATCGCCTGAAGGCGTTGGTCGACAGCCTGTGGTCCGACAGCAAACTCGGTTCGCAAGTGCGGGCCAAGGCCAAGGAAATGTTCCCCGACATCACCACGCCGGAGGACACCGTTGAGCCCGCCATCGCTCCGCTGCGCGCCGAGGCCGAGGCCCTTCGCAACGACCTGAAGGCCATGCGCGAGGAACGCGCCGCCGAGAAGGCCGCCGCCGAGGAAGCCAAGCAGCAGCGCGATCTCCAATCCTCGCTGGAGTCGGCCGCCGCCCAGTTCCATCTCAACGAGTCCGGGTTCGACAAGATGGTCGCGCGGATGAAGGAGACCGGCAACTACTCCGACGCCGCCGCCGCCGCCGCCTACGTTGTCTCCCAAACGCCCGTCGCTCCCCAGCCGGGGCCGTATCTTGGCCCGCAGAACATCAATCTGTTCGGCACGGCGGAGAAGGACGAGCGCTTCTCCCTTCTGCACAAGGATGCGGGCGGGCGATTCTTGGACGCCGAATTCACCGACTTCATGACGGATCCGGACAAATACGTCCGCGATGCCGGCTTCGCTTGAGGGGACCGTAACCCATGGCCTATCCCACTTCGCCCGTAGGGCCGCTCACTAATAACGGGCTAGTGCCGGGGGGTGCCCTTGGTAGTCAACTGGCCGCCCTCACACGCCGTGCTTTCATCCCCAGCGTGTACGTTCAAATTTATCAAAGCCATCCGTTACTTAGCGCCTTCATGGCGAACGCCAAGGCGGCGCGAGGCGGTGTGTCTCAGATCACCATCCCGGTTCAGGGCTCGTCCTTCGTGTCCTTCAACTGGGGTTCGTTCTCCGGCGACTTCCCGATGCCGACCGACGCGGCGGCCATCCAGGACGCCCAGTTCAATCTGAAGCTGGGCATGATCCCGATCGGGTTCTTCGGGATGGAGGCGCTGATCCAGTCGAGCGAGGTCGTGATCCCGAAGCTGCGGGCGGTTATGTCCGACGCGGCGGTAGTGATGAAGCAGGCGTTCGCCCAGGCGCTCTACGCCAACAACTACGCCAACCCGCAAGCCTGGGATTCGCTGGCGCAAGCCTACGATGACGGCACGAACGTCCCGGCCTACGGCGGGATCACGCGGGCCGGCAACAGCTACTTCAACGGCCAACTGATCACGTCGGGCGGCGGTGCGCCGACCACGCGGGTCGGCATGGCGCAGCTCTTGGCCCGTGTGCAATCCGGCGCCGGCGGCGAGGCTCCCGACTACGCGGTCATGAACCCCGCCAACTGGGCGGAACTCATGTCCGACTTCATGAGCCTGGAGATGTTCACCACGCGGCCGAAGTCGATGTACGACGCCGACGATGTGGTCAACGCGGGCTTCAGGGCCATTCGGGTTCTGGACACGCCGATCTTCCCTGATCCGTTCTGCCCGCTGGGGACCATGTTCATCGTCAACTCGCGCTACACGGGCCTGTATATGTCCGAGTACGCGCCGCTGACCTTCTCCGGGTTCGAGAGCCAGATCCCGATCGGTCAGATTTCCGACATCGGCGTGCTGATCTCCGCTGCCGACCTGATCTGCGCCAAGCCTTCGTCCGGTGCTCAAGTCCAAGGATTGACCGGGGCCGCATGGCCCTCGATTCCTGGGACCAGCCCCGTCGTCATCTGATAGGAGTTCTCAACGTGCCCATTCAATTTGGCGGTCCCGGCGTTTTCCCGTCCCTCGGGAACCTTGCCACGACCACGATCGACCTTCAGTCCGGTGCGTGCTGGACCGTTCCGGCCGGTCGCTGGGGCATCAAGCCGGGGAAATATACCTCGTTCCAAGAGTACGACCCGATCGTCGGCATCTACCGCACGATTGGTGGCGGCTCGGTGGCGGCGCCGAACGAGGTGATCTTCTCCGATGGCGTGAACTATCGGCTGGCCAACCAGACGGGTTGCCCGGTGGGCGCGGTGGTCACCACGGCGGGTTCCGCCATGGTCGCC